GGAACAGCTACTCCTGCTCTACTTGTATTTTGTATGCCACTAAAATTAAAAGATAATCTAGGATCTTGCTCGCTTTCTGCAATTTCAGGAACAGGAGTAAGCATATCAGATACTCCTTGCAAAATTAAACTACCGCCAATAAGTGCAACTCCTTTTGCGATACCTGCTGCTGAACCAAAACCGACAGTAGTAGCACTAAAATTTGCAAATGATAATGGTGTAAAAAGAAAAGCACCTCCAATTAATGCTGCTCCAAGTAATATTTTTCCTATCCCTCTACCACCTTCACCTCCAACAACAGGAATAATTTTTATATCCTCTTGTCCATTCGGATAATGTAATTCTTTTTCTTCTAACTCCCAGTTATCAATCGCAACTTTATAATATCTATCTGCCATATGTTTTTCTAACTGTGGAAAATTTACCACTAAAAATCTTATTGCCTGTGCAGCAGTATGTACTTCAGCTTCAAAAGTTTTTTCACCTAAAAACTTTGCGAGTTCTCCGTATAGCTTAATTTTACGCAGCATAACGAATCCTTTTACCTGTGCATTTTAGCAGCCATTCATCTAATAGATCACGACTTGATAATCTATTTTGCAAATGATGTAAAACTGTTTGCTGTCCTAAGTAAACACCAATATGATTTAATCCGCTACTACATATTGACATTAATAATAAATCTCCTACTTCTAAATCTTCTTCTTCTGATAATTCTCTAAAGCCTGTTTTAGCAAAACAGTCTGCAAACATTGGATTTTTTATGAAATCTTCTGATGAAACTGGTCTAATCCAATCTATTAATTGTATTCCTAATTCTTCCTTATACCAATCTCTACATAAACTCCAGCAATCAGTAACACCCCATACCCATTGTCTACCAATCAAAGGTGCTTTATATCCACAAGGTTCATAAGATTCCCATTGTTTTAAATTAGGTTGAACAATCCACCATTTTAAATTTGATTTTTCACACGCAACTTTATCTGCTTCACTTGGTTTTGGACTTGTTACGGGATGACTATGAACAACAGCTACTATTTCTCCTTGATCTTCAGCTTTAACCCAATCATCTCCATCTAAAATAAATTGATCAGTTGGATCGAAAGCTAAATTTTTACAAGGGAAATATACCTCTTTACCTTTTTTAATTAACAAAAGACCGCAAGATTCTCTTGGGTTTTCTTTTATTGCGTGTTCTAACGCTTGATCTTTCCACATTATGAGAAGAACGTACCAACGCCAGGAAAATCTGCTGGTAATACTTGCCTTTTAGGTAGACGGACACCTTCTATGTCATAAGTGGCTGCTAATTCAAATTCAATTATGTCTCTGTTTTCTGTTGATTTTCGGTCAATTATAAAAATCTGCTCATCAAAAGTAGCGGTAGAATCTGGTGTCCCATGAGGATTATCACCTGACTCTTCATTAATTGCACTATTATTTTCTTGAATAATATTACTGCCAGTTTCTAATAAAATCTGACCCCCAAGAAAATTTACATTATCAATATATCTTTCTAGAGTTCTTATTCTTGTAACCTTTGCTCCTTCTAAACCTTGAGGTAAAGTTAAAATTATTGTTGTAAAAGTCCCTAATATATTAGATATTCTTAAACGTGGTCTGGGAGTCTGTTTGCCATTAAATTCAAAACCTTCAGCTTCTATTGGCATCTTTACATATTCAATATTATTAAAAACTAAATTACCGTTATTATTTTCATTCACTCCATTATGAAAATAATACTTTGTATTAGATCCATGAATAGCAGTAATAAGTTCAAGTTGAAAAAGCTCAACAATATTACTAGGATTTATCTTCTGTAGTTCTGATACAGGGGTAGCCATTAGGGTTCAAATACTTGCTGAAACGTCATATTTAAACTAGCCCTATTTAAAAAAGGTATTCTTTTAGTCCATCTAAGACATATCCATTTGTAAGCAACAGCACTACCAGGAGGTTGCCAATCAAAAGAAGCACCATCATCTGCTCTCGCTTCGAGAAATGTTTCTATCGTATCTGAATCAGATTCAGAAACATCAAAAGTCAAAGCCCAAATATACGGTTTTGTATTCAATCCAAATTTAATTCTATGCTGGTAGCCATCATTAAATTGCGTAGTTCGTATTTGTGGAGATGTCGTTTTATTGGCATTATATGAAGGATTTATAGAGGGAAAAGTAGCCATTATGCAAGTAAACCTCCTGGTCTTTTCTGTTTAATTAATTCTGATTGTATAGCAACTGAAATCATACGACCAAGTTCTCTACCATTCTCTTCATCACCTTCAACAGAAGAACCAGAAGCATCTACGTTTACTACTATATTAGTCGATCCTCCAGTTAAATCTTCATTGGGAACTATGCGACCACCTGCATTTGGTACGAACATTTCAGCACCACGTTCTCCAACCATATAACTTTTACCTTTGCTAACAGTTCCACCATTAGCTCTAAAGAAACTAGAACCAGGAAATAGACTACCTAGAAAAGCATTAACACCAAATCTTATTAAGGAAGAAGAAATTTCACTAAATACACTTCGAGCAACATCTCCAAGAGTTCTAGTTCCATCTATAGCACCTTGAATAGCACTAACTAAACCATTTTCTATTGATTGACCAATACTCTCATAAAGTGATTTTAACTTTGTTTCCTGTTGAGTTAATTGACTATTAATTCTTAATCTAACTGCATCAGTTTGTGCTATTGCTTTTTTAACAAGTAGAATCTCTTCTTCAACACTCTTAGCGTTTCTTAAATCTTCTCCTAACTGAGTTTGTATTCTTACTTTTTCTAGCTCGAATTGTAATCTTCTAGCAGTTTGTTCATCTCCAACATTTACAGCAGTAGTTATTTTTGATTGTATTTCGGTTTCTTTTGTGATTAAATTAATTCTTCTTTGTAATTTCTCATTTCTTAGTCTTTCTTTCTCATCAATTAGTCCAAGTTGTGTATCTATTTTAAACAAATCTGCTTTTAATTGCTCATCAAATTTTGCACTTGTTTCTTCTCTTAGACCTTTATCTTTTATTCCTTTTAACGCTTCTTGTTTAGCGACATTATTTTGAACATCTATAATTCTTTTTTCTAGTAATAAGTTTTTTCTTTGTGCTTCAAATGTTTGAGCTCCTTGTCCAAATGTTTTTTGCTGTTCAATACTCAACTTTGTACGAATTACATCTGCTGCCAAATCAACTTCTCTTCTTAATTTTTTAGCATTACCAAGTGCTTCTTGTAAGCGTTTGTTGAATTTCTCAAAAAACTTATCAACTACAGGCAAATCTGGAATTAGATTTCTTAATCCAGTAGCTAAAGTATTAAACCCTCTAAAGAATAAAGAAACAGCACCAGCTAATGCACCTACAGCTTTTAATAAAGGAGCACCAATAATGCCTAAAGTAACTCCAGCAGTATTAGCTAATTCACTAAATCCTGCATTTAACACTTCAACTGATCTGTTAATATCTCTTGTTACGTCAGCAGTAGCTCCAGTTCTTTTAAATACTTGTTGAGCTATAATTGCTCTTGCTTGATCTGTTTGCCCTAACTCTTTTAAAAGTTCAACTTGTGCTCTTAATTCTCCGCTAACAATGATACTTTGCTCTTCAAGTTTCTCAAAACTAATTTCTCTTGTCGCTTCTCCTAAAGCATTTGCCCTTCTAACTAAAGTTTCAAGTTGAGCACCTATAGCACTACCAAATATTTGAGCACCAAACTCTTCTCCTGGTTTTGCTGCAAAACTACCTGCAAGAGAACCAGCAACAGAACCAATACCTCCTCCAAATAGCAATGGAAAACCTGCACCAAGCAATCTACCTTGTCTTTGCATTTTTCTATCTTTCTTTCTTTGTCTTATATTTCTAATAGCTCTTTTAAATCTTTCATCTTCTATTTTCTTTTGCTTCCTCATTTCTTTTGTGGCTTTCTTTTCGTTTTCTAACTTTTCTTTTGATGCTGCATTACCAGATTTTTTCTTACCTCTACCACTAGCGTCATTCGCTGCTTTCTGCATATCAGCATTGATTTTTAACTGCTTACCTATAGCCTTATTAATATCTAAAAAGTCTTTTGAATTAACTTCAGCCATTTCCAACATTCTATTAAGCAGACCCATAGCCTCTCTACCTGCAAGAATAGTTTTAGGAAATCCTTTTATTTCTTTCAGTCTTGTTTGAACGCTACCACCCATAGCTCCTTGCATAGCTTCTTTGTTACCAGTTGCATTTGCAAAAGCAACAGCTTCCATTCTTATCTTTTTGAAATTACCTGCGATTAATGCAGTCGCTTTTTCCTGTCTACTAGCTGCACTATTAGCAGCATCAAACGCTTTTCTAACTAAACCTAATTCATCTCTAACTCTTCCTATTGAGTTACCAAAGCCTGTGCTTCTACTGGTGTCAAATAACTTAGCAACTATATTGTTTCCTTTTTCTATTTCTTTTCTTAATCGTTTTGCTGCTTGTTCTGCTGCGGAAGTATTTAATCTTACCTTCTTTTTATTTAATTTATCTATAGTTTTCTCTAACTTCTCTATTTTTTTAAGAGACTGATTTAACTTAGTCTCAATCGTATTTATTCGTATATTTATTTGTTTTTCTGCCATCTCGACCTAATTAGACAAACTTATATTCTATTCTACCTTGATTTGCGTGAAAAACCTCTTTTAGTTTGGACTCTTTGTTCTTCTTTTTTACTTTCATCATTTTTTAATTCATAAAAAGCAGCCCAACCTATCATCTCTTCAACAGTCAAAACTTTACATAATTGAACTACAGTAGTTTTTAGTTCATTGGCAAGAAAATATATAAAAAACCAATTAGGATTCGCTTTTCAAATCGGCTTTTGCCTCTTCAACCTCCTTTCCTTCTCCAGCTTCTAGCATGGCTAATTGTATTTCTTGCAAAACAGAAGCAGTAACTTCTCTTCTTAATGAAGCCTTGTCTCCATCAGAAAATATTCTTTTTTTATCTTTATCTAATGCTTTTTCAATCATTAATTGTAAAGCAAAATCATTTGCATCTTCTGAGTTACTTTTTTGCTGAATCATTTCACGTTCAGCAATCGTTAATGGATGCCAGTAGATAGTAAGAATAATCTCATCATCTTGCTTAATATCATGTTTGTAAAGCTGAGAAACTCCAAACTTATTCTTTAAAAGATCAACTGCTCTTGTCATGGTATTATATAGCTATTAAAAGTATATCAGCTATTAGCGAAAAAAGCACACGATATAATTCCTAAAAAATGTGAACGATCTTCGATCTCAACAGGAATAATTCCAGTTACTTCTCCAACTGTAGGAGAACAAGAAAATGGATCTGAATAATTAGAAGCATTTATAGAAGTTAATCCATCTATTACAGCTTCTCCTATTGCTGATAAGACAGAAGAACCTTTATTTTTTGGAACATAAATATTACATTGAATAGCACCAGAATAATAATCTGATGCTGCACCTTGAGCTTGAATTGTTGATTGGTTAAATGTAATTGAAGTAGTAATATATTTTTTCGTTTTACCAGGTGTTGTAAAATTTACATTGTCATAAGTAATAATTACAGTATTATCTGCTGCTGCAACTGCATCTGTGATGGCTTTTTCAAAAGCTGCTCTTGTGTTAACTAAACTCATAATTTCTTATATCTTGAGCCTAATGCTGGAGCAGTTCTACCTCCTTCAACACCTTCTCGCATTACTTGAGTTTCAGCCACCCTTATATCTGGTTGACGAATAGTGTCACTAAACACAACTTCAACAACTTGCGTAATATTTTCTAAATAAGGCATTATCGAACTATTTTGAGACCCTAATGCTTGTCTTGCGTATTCAGCCCTATTACCTATAAATACTGTTTCTCCAAATTTAAACTTTCTTTTTGGAGGATAATATCTAGGTTCAACAATGGCTGTTGTTGTAATTCCTTTATCTCTATCTTTTTTTCTTTCTGTCCACGGAAATCGTATTTTTTCATCTGATAAAGGTCTATAAGTATTAGCTTGCCAACTAGAAGCAAAAAAACCAGAATATTGAGGACTTTGTGCTGGTAAATCTGCAAGAACAGTTTTTATTAAATTATTAAATTGAGTATTTAATTCCCTTCTTGTTTTCTTTCTAATAGCATCTGTAAATGGAGTTTTACTCATTAGAATCTTCCTCGTATTGTAAACAAATAAGTTTGACCACCTTGTAATGTACTTATATTAACTACCTTTGCCACTCTAGTTGCTCCTGCGTAAGTTAATGTAATCTCATCATCAAGATCAGGTTGATTACTTCCAATAAGATCAGGTGTTATATATGTTTTAAATTCTCTAATTTCTTTACCTAAATCTTCTTCAGATCTAATAAATTCAATCGGAACTTTAATACTGTAACTGGTATCAGTTGTCGTATATACACCTGTGCTTGTGTTATAACTTCCTGACGCTTTCTTTGTATAAGTAATAGAAGTATCAAGCGAAGATCCAAGAGTTGAGACAACATCTTTAGCGACACTCTTTAATAATGAATCTAATTGACCTGCCATTATCCTCTAACTACCCTCATTTGAAAACTACCTGCTCCACCTAGCATATATGCTCCAAGATAACTTTGTAACCAAGGGTAAACATCTAAAATATTATTAACAGAACCAGTACCCTGACTATCAGTATTATATTTAACCTGTATATCTCCTAACTTCACTTCAGAGAAATTACCATCTTTACCAGTAGTACCAGTAATAGCATCTGTATCATTTGCTAAAGCTCTAGCTAATTCATATTGTGCATATTTAATATTATTAGGAATTAATGTACAAGTTAACTCAACTCCATCTACCTGATAATTTGTTCTAGGAAATTTAAGTGCCTGACCTTCATCACATCTATCACCATAAAATGTTAAAGTCTCGATCCATCTTGTAGCTGATATTAATGCTCTTTTCTTTTCGTCATCACTTTTATTTGTCCACGTTGAAGAATCTGGAGAAGTATCAAAATAATCATTCGAGTCTGAC